GGCTGCGCCATTCGAGATGGCAACGTTTGCTCCACCAGATGTTAACGAGAGAGTAAAGCCGGTTGTATTCGCTCCAGTAATGAAGTACGATGTACCTTCTGATAAACCTTGAATGCTATTCGCAGTCGAAGAATTTCCCTTAGCATACCATACTGTATCACCGTTGGTGAACAGCGTGTTTGCTGTTGCAAGCGAGATGAAGTTGGCTGATACGCCGTTCGAACCGACTGCACGAGCACCTGCAGAAGCAGCTACACGATCGGCGAAATCATCACCTGACCACACGAAGACAACGTTAGCAGTGTTGCTGCCTACGGCGATCGACATAGTGGCACTTGTAAGATCAGCAAGAGCATATGTGTTTGCAGTTGTTGAACCCCAAGTGGTATTAGTTTCGAATGTAACTGTTTCGGCATATTGTGTTGCGCTATCGCACATCGAAACCTTCAGCGAGTTACCGAGTGCACCAGGATAACGAGCTACGAACTCTGTTCCTGTAAATGCTGTGTTCGTTGCACCTTTGTTTTCGAACTCTTCTGAGTTGCGAATAACTACGTTCGATGCAACAACTGCAGCTGTATTACCAGCATAAGCAGAAAGTGTCGTAGCGTTAGCAAAGAATGAAAGAAGTGCTGAAGCGCTTGCGGTTGCTGCCTTTGAAATTGTAATAGCGCTGTTAGTTACTGCTGTTACAAAAGTATCTTCTGCAATGCCATCACCTTGTACGCGAAGTCCAGCTGTAAGACCAAGAGCAGTACCATTAGCGGCAAGCGATACGTCACCGTCAAGAGTAATAGTTGAAGTGTTTGCAAAACCTGTTGTGGTCGCAGCACGCGAAACATACAGAGCATTTCCATAAGAAAGGAAGTTTGCAGCCGTATAAAACGTTTCGTAGTTGTCTGAAGTTGGTTTACCGAAGCGATTTGCGAGTGTATTTTCTGAATCTACAAGAACAAACTTTCCTACTGGTCCCCAACGAAATACTCCGCCGAAACCACCGACCGTAGTCGCAAGTGCCGGAACAGTTGTTGTAAGATCAATTTCAGAAACATTAATTCCTGGGCTGACTTGAAACGCCATTGTTATCTCCCTTTAAAGGTTAGTCATATAAGTTGCATTTGCTTTATTTATAACTTCATTAAATTAGGGGATTTATCTATAAAAAAGCGTGGACTTCTGATATTTAATCTTTCCCTAGCATCTTGTAAATTTTCAGATAGTAGTTTGTCATAATCTTCTGCAAGTAAGAACTTAGCTTTTTTACCATTTCGATATGCTTCGTATAACATTTTAAGATGTGTAGGTGTAAGATTTCTTAATCCTAATGGTCCTCCTACATTAAAAAGAATAGTCAAACTAATAGTCAGCCAACTTAAAGCTCTTGTTTGAGCAAACGAAAACATAGTAATGCACATTTCTCCATCTACTGTTGTTGGATAACCAGTAAGAATATGCCAAATATCATGAGTATCCCTATAACGTCTAGCCATCCAACTATATGGGTGTTTGGCTTCAATCCACTTGTCGTTTGTCTGTCTTCGGCTGACTTTTACTACATTTATTTGTTGTTCTTTAAACTTTTCATAAGAAACTCTTCCAACAGAACCTTCTGGACGATCACAAAGTGTAGGAATATAGCTTGAAATTTCTTCATTACTAAAAGCCATTTCTCCGCCGAGTCGAGATTCCAGCATCTTTTTATATGTATACTTCAGAGAAGGTCCACTTCCATATCTAACTACTTGAGCAATAAAAATCAATCCGTTTGTAGGATGTGATAACGCTGGCTTCAATGCTCTTAACATGCGTTTTATATCAAAATTATAATCATCCATATCAAAAGTTCCCCTCAAAGAATCCCATCTTCTTGGCAACCCAGAAATCATCTTTTGGTCCACCATCGAAGAGTGATTCGTTTACTTCTTCATCGTGTTGATCGTCGCCTGTACTCATGAGTCCAAATGGAAGCATCTGCTGCTCAAGCATCTTCTCATTCTGTTCGTAAATTTGCATACGAATATCAATATTCGTAATTTCTTTCAGATAAGGCTGCGTAGTCAACCAAGCAAAGAGAACACAACACATGGCCATGTCATCGTTACCGTCTTCTGCTTCGTATGACTGGTTGCCTTTCAAACTATTCTTGAGCGAGAAGCGAGTCAACTCATAGATAGTGTCATAGTCATAGATCAAGAACTTATCAGATTCGACGAGAGTCTTGAGTGTGGCACAGCCAACTCGTTTCACCTGCTTCGTAGTCTTGACACCATAGTGAGTCGTCGTAGCAAAACCGCCTGACAGACTTTGACCCGTTCTGCCGTTATTTGCAGTCACGAGAACGCCGTCATACTCAAGATCGTAGTGCAAGATGTCAGCTACTTGTTGACCAATATCGTTTGTTTCGACAAGAACAAGAGCATCGTTATATTTGATGGCCGCATTATAGATGATGTTCGGATAGATCATCGGCGATATCAGGTTATTTCGATATGCTGCTACTTGTCGATAAGGCATCGTCGATACGTTGACGACAATGAAAGCAGAATAGTCGGCTCCGGCTCCGCGAGAAGTATCAACTACGATAGCATAAATTGTATCTGGCTCTGGCTCTTCGTAGATCTTGAGTCCACCGTCTGCCTGTGCAATCGGATGTTTATAGACCATATTACGAAGTTTGGTAGGATGGATCAGAGTGTTCGAAGATCCAAGGAACTCGCACTCATATTCCTGTCTGAACTGTTCTTCAGACGTATTACTGATCGTCTGTTCTCTCCATGCTTCGTCACGGCCAGGAATCTGTGACCAGTGAACGTCGACACGAGCATAAGCATTTCTACCTTCTTCGGACTCGGTCCAAATGCGGTAAAACATATTCATACCATTTGGAGTCGATGTGACCAGAACCTTCGAACTTTGACCAGATGAAATGGTAGGATAAACCGACGCGAAGAACTCGTCTTGAATGTTGGTCGGAACGAAGGCAAACTCGTCGAGGTAAACCATGTTCTGAGACGTACCACGAATAGCAGATGATGAAGTAGCTGAGGCAAGGATTTCAGATCCGTTCTCAAGCTTAATGTTACCCTTATTCCATTCAGTCACACCCATCTGAAGCCACTTCGGAAGATGCTCAAACATTAACTGAATACGACCAAGGATTTCTCGCGCTTGTCTGTCTTTGTTGGCCAGAATAGCGATCGAATACTCTTCGTTGAATACAATCTTCCAAAGTAAGTAAGCGGCAACAGTAGTTGTCTTACCAACCTGGCGAGGCATCTTACAGATAACGAATCGATTGGCTTCGAAGGCGAGGATCATTTCCTTCTGGAATTCCCAGAGCGGGAACATGATCAGACCCTTATCGATGTTGACGATCTTACAATAAGTTAAGATAAAGTAGATCGGATCCTCAGAGCACTTAATGTACTCTGCGACTTGTTCGGGAGTATACTCGACCTTTGTGTCTGCTCTTTTAAGTCTCGGATTCCCGAGATAGTTTTCACTCGCCATCTTTGTGCTGCTTCAGATATTTCTGTAACTCTGCTGTCGAGCCGACGAAGAGATTGTTTGTGACTTGCTGAGGAGAAGCCGAAGGATCGTCTTCCATGATCTTCTTCTTTTTTGCCTGAAGATCGACTAAGTCTTTGCTTGCTGCCACCATGGTATTCATCATGGTTGCCAAGACTTCATATGCTCGAGGATGCTGACTTTGTTTGGCCACATCCATTAGATCAAAGAGTGCTTCTTGACCCTTATTGATGACTTCCATCATGTTCTCGCGAGCATATTCAAAGTCTACCGAGACTTGAGTGCTCATCTTCTTTTCGATCACAGCTGGTAAGTTATCGCCAGAGGCGATGTTTAAAAATTTATCAAGTTCATTGCTCATTAGATATTCTCAGTAATTGTATTGATAATGCTATAGTTATCCGTGCTCTTAATATCTTCATATGAAATACTTAAAGCAGTGTTGGTAGTAGGTTGTCCGTTCGCAGTAAGTCCAGGTCTCGAAGCCACGACTATTGTATTGGCGGTATTATCGGTGTTTCCTGTCTCGACATCTTCTGGAAGTCTGAACGTTGTTTCTGCGAGTTTGATTAATTTTGATTTCTTCGTTGGTCCATACAAGTAACCTTTCATCGTAAAGCTAAGCGTCCAGATCAGTGCTCTTCTTTGTTCAAAGCTACCTTCATATTCATCTTGAGAAGTGATACTATTTAGAATGATAGGAATGTCTCGTGGGCCATCGACTTCAGGAACAAGATTGACACTCACTGTAAAATCAGGAGTAAAGTACGGAACTATTTGCTCTACGATACGAGTGCCATCTTCAGCATTCTTGACCAAGATGTTCATCTCGAACTGCATGTCATATGGAACAGGTTGATACTGATATTTGACTTCGTCGTCTGTGCCTGCATTAGTAGATTGCTTCGTCAGTTTATTCAGAGTATTCAACTTACGAGTAGGATCATACTCCATGGTCGTCATTTCGAAAGAAATACGAGGAAGAATGATACCAACTTGATTATCGAGTCTTGGACTTTGCTCGAGTCTTGAAAGCACTTTGTCTTTTGGACCGTATGTCAAAGGAACTTTCAGCGTCTGAAGCACTTCTCCGGCATTGCTCAAGCGATTAATATAGATATCGTTAAAGACAGTTCCAAATACGATGATGTATTTTCTTAAACTGTCATGATTCCATGTTCTTCCAAACATTATACTTGTCCCTCACTAAACGGATCGATTTGTGTCCAGTCAAGGATGCTGTCGCCGCCTGTCTCAAACTCCATATTATCTTCGAATGCATCTCCGGCTTGTGTGCCAAAATCATAGCTGCCTTGTATAATAGGATTTCCTTCTTGAGTAACCAGAAGTAAACCGTCATTCGTCAAGATTCCAAATTCGTCGAGGCTGAGGCTGCTTAATTTCTCAATGCTATCAATGGCTTCAATGCCAGTATTTAACTGCTCGCTGCTGTATTCAAACATCTCGCAAACGAGATCATACATTTGAATGGCGCCCATCTGATAGAAGACAGGAGTTTTATTGACGTATTTGACATACATCAAACGATCTGCCATGGCAAGATAAATGAGATCGCCTTCTTGAGGACGATCGATCATTTCTACTGAGCCAATCTCATTCATAAAGTTACGAACGGACACGGTAAATGTAACCTGATCTCTGATTTCAAGACCAAACTTCGACAAGAATTGTCCGTCACCTTCATAACTCTCATAGCTACGAATATACATGTCAATTAAGTAAGAACTGTTGTACTGTGATAATGCATCTTCTTCGTAGATTTCGTCTTTTTCTACGAGTGTACGAGGACAGTAGAATACATCATGCCCATAAATTTGAATAGACTCGAGAACCAGATCTTCAATTAAGACCTGCTCTTGGCTATTTGTAAAGTTGTTGAAATAGAAATTGGTCGACATGTATTATCCAATCATATCGAGAACCGGCAGAGAATAAGAAGAAATCATCTCGTCTTCGAGTTTTTTTCTTTCGGCCACAGCATCATCATAAATTTTCTCTCCGTTGAACTGCACTCCTCCAGGTAAAGTCATGCCTGTAAACTTCGTAAGGTTCGAACCCCATTGCTCTTTGATCAGAGTCGTAGCATAGTTCTGAAGCCAACGATCGTTATAAGCATCTGTCCATGTTTCTGGATCAACTACTTCGTAAGCTTCGACGAGTAAGAATTCGCCGACAGCAACTGTATTCCAATCCATATCAACGTGTAGTCGATCTTTATGGCGAGAATAACGAATCGGCTGTTTACCGACAAGAAGCTCGTTCATCAGAGCAAGATGTTCCATCACCATGTAGTATGGAACAAGCGATACGTTAGTCAGAGTATAGAGGTCGTTCAGTGCGATCTGATAGCGAATATTAAAGAGGTCGTCAGAACGAATCGAAGGATCACCCATCGAGAAGATGCTGACAGCGCCAATGATATTCTCTGGAAGAGTGATATACTTGTTTGTTACGTCAGTTGACGTGATAGCATGCTTGTAGTATACTCTTTCAGAACCATCAAAGTGATAGTCATACCAGTAACGTAAAGCTTCGTCAACACGATCATCTACCTGATCTTCGTCGACATTGATCTCAATGACTGGTTTGCCGAGTTTACGAAGGCAATACTCTTTAAATGTTGCTTTTGTAGTAGGAATGGCCATCGAATACCTCTTTATTATATTTATGTGTCTGGCTATTTATAAGCCGTATAAATACAACGAGTACAGCATGAGGACTTGAAATATTATGAACTTAGACTTGATGATTATCGATAACTTCTATATTAATCCCGACGCGGTCAGAGCCTTTGCTCTTACACAAGACTTTAGCGTCACAGGCAACTATCCAGGAAAACGAACACCTTCGTTCATGACACAAGATGTCAAGGACTGCATTCAGCATTGGATGAATCCGATTGGAAAGATTACCAATTGGCACGAAGACTCGGGTTACACTGGTGCTTTTCAATACGCTACTGCTTCAGATAGAACGTGGATCCATTGCGATCATACGAGTATGTGGGCTGGTGTATGTTACTTGTCACCAGATGCACCACATACCGCAGGCACAGGAATGTTTCGACATAAAGAAACAGGCGAGTATCGAGCTCCAACAAACGAACACGAGGCATATGACTATACCAAGTGGGATAAGATTGATATTGTAGGCAACAAATACAATCGATTGATTCTTTATAGCGGCGATCTCTTCCATGCCAGCTTAGATTACTTCGGTAAAGATCTATATGATGGTCGTCTGTTTCAAACATTCTTCTTTGATACGGAGCAAGCGCGATGAAAGTTTGTAAAGTAATATGGTCGACGAATCGTCTCGAGTATCTGATTCCTACACTCAAATCTCAGCGAGACATGTTAAACTTTGAAGGTTGTGAAGTCGAAGGCATCTTTATCGACGACATGCCAAAAGGTCGTCATGATGGCACGATGTTCGAGTTGGCCAAGAATTTTGGCTTTACTGAGATCTTCTTACATCAACAGAATATGGGTTTGCCATACGTATGGAATAGAACCTTCGAACTGCTAAGAGAACGAGATTATGACTATGTGTATCTGTCAGAAGATGATGTGACATTCAACTGTCCGATTCGAATGCTCGACATGACTCAGATCTTACATGATTATCGTAACGTTTCTCAGGTATGTTTGACACGACAGAAATGGTATGACTTTGAAGAGGAAACGCAGGCTTATGAAACAGACATTACACTTGGAAAATACCGTGGCGAACTTTCTGAGGCATATTTTTGGAGTTTGGCAAGTGTTTTTCCGCGCGCCATAGTAGATCTTCCTCATGCCGAATCAGTAGGCGAGAAGAACTTGAGCGAATATGTTGTAGCAAAATCATTGCAGCAACTTGGTATGCAGACATGTAAGCTGAAGACCGAAGAAGGCCATAACATTGTCAATCATATCGGTGAGTATAGCATCGGTAAGCGAGCTGAACCAGGAGATCCTCGCTACGAAGACTTTGCAGCATACGATCCTGAAACAAAATACAGTTCTCGCCATGGAACTAAGTGGACTTAAGGCTACACTCATCCCAGAAATTAATCAATATACTTTTACGAGATCCTCGTTTGACTTCGTTGATCCAATGATAGTATCGACTGCCCTCGAAGTATAACACTGCGCCTTCGAAGGGTTGAAAAGATTCGTGCGTATATTTGAGCAACTCTTCTTTTAAATCTACTGGATCGTTGAGTTCTTTTTCATAGTCTAACCAACTTCTTTCAGAGATGCAGAATTCTCCGCCTTCAAGATCAGTTGCCTCTAAATAACATGCGATGGTGATTGGAGACATCAGTTCTTCTGGTTTTAATTGTTCTCCAGCATCAATTCTATAACGAAGCTTCTCATTAAAGTCCACGTGAGGCCACAGATCTCCAGAACCTTGTTGAGACTGATACCAATATTCGATGTGAGTTTTATTACAGTTAAACTGTTCTCTATCGAGAAACTCGAGTACAGCTTCGTCTGTTGCGTTCATAGCCTCGTTACGATCAAAGTAATGCATTTGCGTAGGACTATTTAAACCTTCAAGCAATCTTAGGCGAACATCTTCGTCGACAGTAGATCTATGAATAATCCTCGAGTTTCCATGGTACATTTTCAAATCTTTCAAAAATATATTTAACTGCAGTCACGTTCTTCGAAGATTTGCCAAAAGTTTTCAAGAAAGCGTCTGGTATTTTCTTATACGGAGAAGCATTGATTTTGATGTCGCATTCTGCCGGCAGATGAGAAATCTGCAACTCATCGCATATCTTATTGATATTGTCTTGAGTAAAAAAATCTTCATAGAAGAAATAGAGCGGATTGGCAAAAACATTGTCTAGAGCTTCTATCGTTTCTCTATATTTGCATGACATAAAATTAGTCATCACAAACTGTGAAGCTGTCGATTTAGTTGAAATCTTACCTCCTCCGAGAGAATTCCAAGCGGACCAAGCTCTGCGAATAGGATCTCGCATAATATAAACTGGCACTACTTCGATATCATATTTTAGTAAGCCATTCTTTACGAGTCGAAAAACGTTTTCGCTCGAGCCTTCATAGTGTGTGAAGTCGCCTGTCACTTGATTTACACTTGAAACTGTTCGAAAGAAAGACTCTATATCTTTTCTATATTCGTCTACGTCTTCTAAGATAGGAACCAAATCATCTCTCTGAATGATATTGAGTTCTTTTCCCATATCATAGAATTCTGGGTGGTTTCGAAAATAATCATATAACCAAGTAGTGCCAGCTTTCTCGGCACCTACATTCAATAGAAACTTCATAGATTTAGTAATACTTTTATATTTGTAAAACCTTCTCCAAATCCTAAAGTTTCTTCTATAACTTCATAATCTCCGGCATTTGCTCGGCGTTTAATAATTTTATGCATAACAGAATTTGTAGGAATATTTCTAAAAAGCAATTTAGTTATACCATTATCTCTTTGATATTGATTTTGTGAGGCACGAGTCTGTTCTGAATAAAGCCAATTTCTTGAACCATTTTCATCTGCAGCTGCAAGTGAATGTCTTCCATCATGAGTATCTCCATCTATAATATATCCGCATACTAGTGCCATGACTTTATTAGTATCAGTATCTACAGATTTGGCCATAAAATACTCATCATTTGGGCTATGAGCATTTAAACCGGGCCACTCATTATTAATCCCACTCGTAATGATTTCTATGATTTTAGCCTTTCTTTCTTCACCCGTAAGAGAAGAATCTGCTGGCCAATTTACATCGATAGCATCTCTTGATCTCTCGTATAGATCATCGAAATCGACTTCTGATAAGTCATTAATTGTAGTAGTTACGATATTCATCTTTTAACCCTTTTTGTGCCTACTGCATTGGCAACATAATCGAGCCAGCCTTCTCCGCTCGTGTCTGTTGCATGATTGTGATGCCAGTCATGATGATGTTCTCCACCTGTTAATATTCCATACCACCATGACATTCTTTTTGGTCCATTTTTATCATGATTCAGAGTAGATATTGAAAGTGTAAACAAAGAAATCCCTGTAGGAACTACAAACAAAAACAAGAATGCTTCGAGAGATACAAAAAGTAGTAAGAATGGAATAAGAAGTAGAGGCCAATAATAATCATGATAGAACATCGTAATCTTGTTTTTACTTAATCTGATAATAGTTCGAAGATCTCCGGACTGACGATTTACCCAAAAGAGTGGAAACATAGCTTTCCATCCAAGATACTTAGGAGAATGCGGATCTTTCTCTGTATCCATGTATTTGTGATGATTAACATGCGCCGCGCAAAAGTCTATTGGTGAAGAGATACTTCCATAAAATCCAAGACCAGTACAAATAAACTCTACGATAGGATGCATCGTATGTGTTCTATGCCCGTGAATTCGATGATAAGTTACCACAGATCCAACACAACGCATAAGGAAAAACATGACTACGGAAGCTAATACCCATGGCCATGAAAAATATGTTATGGTTGCCCATACTGCGATGATAGGCATCGCTAGTTGTAATACAAATAGATGATACGTTCTATCTACGCTCCTTAAGAACATCGAGCATTGCTTTCTTTATTGATAAGTTTTCTTAGATATTTATCTAAGATATCATTCTTCGTCTTCACTCATAAAAAGAGTTTTAGGCAATTTTACTTTCTTCTTTGGTTTCTTCGAAATAGCAAGGATATCAACTTTACCAGGAATGACATCAAGACTATAAGTCTTTGCGCGATCTTCAATTTCCAAATTAATAAAATCTACTCCGAATTCCTTGTGAAACTCAAGAAGAAGATCTTCTCTACACGCTTCGAGATATTGCTTCCATCTCCACACACCAATTTCAGCAAGAATTTCTCTTCTACGAGCAGCTTTTGCATCTTCTGGAGGAGTTTTCGTATGCCAATTCCCGGTGTTCTCAAGATGATATGATACTATCTTACTATGATGAAACATCTTATATCCAGCAGCATATGACATCATCGTCATCATGATTTCTTCTCCTGTAAAGAAGATCTTTGGATCTAAACCGACTTCATCGATCCAGTCGGTATGCGTAAAGAAGTTTCCGGCCATAATATGAAACGCCGGACGAGGCATATCAGTTGATGGAATCTGATCTCCGTGAACATCTGGAATAAAATTATAAGGATCGATAGTGTAGTACTTGACTTGACAAGCATCATATTCATCATGACGAGGATAAGTTTTAATCTCGCCATCTACTTCTTCTATTGAAAATGATTTGCATGATCCAGTGATGATTACTTTATTTGTTCCAGCCATATCCATCGCTCTCTTATAATCTTCCACGAGAGAGCGATCCCAATTGAGATCGTGTAACATATGAGAGTCAACTTGATAGATGAAGTCGTACTCGTTTGTCAAGTTTAGCATATTAATATATCTTGCCCAAACACAACCATCGGAATATTCAGGATCGATTCTTTTATAGATGACATCATCTCTGCTTACGAGTACAGGTTCTGTACAAGCCAAAGAATCCTCATAACGCGTCTGTTCAAAGATCGAATAGACTACATTGTTTCTATTTGATTTGGTTTGCATCATACTCTTGATAGTATGAGGAAGTAAAGGATCTTGGTACGAGCATACTGAAACAAAAATGTTCATTGTTTATTCTCTTCTTTTTGCATATTAAATTTCTTTTTCACTCCCATAAACTTTCGATAGTATTGCTTATCGTCACCAGGAATGAGATTTGTAGTTTTATCTATCATCTCATCAGTAGCAGGACCAACAGAAGCAGTGATATCCTTATTGAGAAAAGGAATCACGTGTAACAAAGGATCTCCTGCCTTAATATGAACATTACATTCTCTCTTCGGCATACAGATGAAGTTTGTGATATGAAAGTTTTTATAATCTACCAAACCCGGGGTTACATATAAATCTTCAAGGAAAGTAGAATGATAGAATGCAGGCATTAACAACGCGCTGATGTTTTTTTGTGTAAAGATTTTCCAAGGCGATGGAAACAAGATTGCAGTAGGATTAATTCCAATCGGAGTAAATGCGCCTTCTACAAACTTTTCATCCATCTTCACGCCATTGTCAAAACCACGATCTCCTCTTGGGCCTCTATCACCCAAATACCAAGAAGTGCCAGCTTTATTTGCCATGATATGAATGTCTACCCAAGCTGGAATGATATACCCAAATTGGGCATAATCTAAAATTCCAGGACAGTATGGCATCAGATGTTTGCCATACTTGTCTTGTTGGACTTTACGAGTATTTGTTGGAACGTCAACGGCGCGTTCGACAGAAAAGTTATGATAAGATAACTTTTTAGTGTCTACGAATTGAATATCTTTCTTTGGTTTTAAAAAAGAAAACAGATCTTTCATTTTCTTGGTACTCTCAGTTCTTTTGTATATACACCTCGGCGTGTGTTTTGCATCTTCGATATGAGATTGATCAAGTGTTGTTCTGGTTCTTTCATATCTCTTACCGTAGGCTTTGATGGGATAGCATCGCGCTTAATTGGAATTGCGACTATCAATGGAGTTCCAGCTGGTAGAAGTACGTCAGCATTTGGAGTATGCCAGATTGCAGGGAAATTGACTTCCTTTGGATACGTATCAGTATCGACTAATCCTGACAGACAAGTAAAATGACTTTCAAAGTTATTAATCGGTGCTACGAAAAGAGTAGACCAACCCGGAGCAGTCTTTACGATCCATGGATTGACAAACTTGAGAGGAGGCGCAGGAAATCCTGGAGCAGATCTTTCTCCCAGTTGTCGAATGTCATGAAACTCACATACGTTGATCTGTGGAGAAGATGTCACTTCAATCGTACTGCAATCGTGATTTGATCTGACTGTCAAGTCGCCGATAAGAGGAATAACATAACCTAATGACATGGCGTCTATCATTGGCATACATTTTTTTGCAGTAAAACTGTGTGATCCAGACCAGTCACGATCATTATTCCCATCTGTAATAAGAGGAGGAATTCTCTTATACCAATCGGGTATATGTTTAGCTGCAGGTTTTGGTTGCGGCAATGTAGCTACATCATCACGATGGCAATAAAACTCAATGATAGGTTTCTTCTTAAAAGGATTCCAACTCAACATTCTCTTTCACCCATTACCCATGCTACAAGACTCTTACGAGTTCCTGACGTAATTGGCTTCACTCGATGCGGCATCCATGAAGCGAAGAATACGATATCACCTTTATTCGGTTTAAACGAAACTTTGTCTTCAAAGTTTCCGTTGTTTACAATCTCTAACTCTCCACCTTCATATTCACTTGGATCCGAAAGAAGTAGAGATGCAGATATCTTTCTTATATATTTCTGCCAACCGAACTCGACATCCCAGTGCCACGTATAGTGTTGATTTGGTCCGTACTTTGTGTATTGAAAAGCTTCGACGCCTTCGATGTCATACATAAAATTATCGTAGTTTACGACAGAAACGATTCCTGACATTCGCTGAAATAACCAATCGCTGTGTTGATCATGGTGTATCCATGAGATATCTGAATCTCGCGTTTCAGCAGGAGCTGGAGCATTCTTATCGAGCCCAACTTGACCTTTTTCAAATTGTTGAAGTTTTTCTAAGTCGATAATCATATCGACTTCTTCAGGAGTAAATCCTCCTGTCCATACAGCGAAGCAGTTCAATTGTTTCCCATACTTAGGGATATTATATGGCATAGTAAATCCTTATCAAATCACTTATTCAATGGTAATATCTATATATCCTCCGGGCGCTACAGTTACCGAATGCGTAGCTCCGTCGGGATAAGCATAGTAACTTGCCGTCTGACTATTTATTACTGGTGCAGGTGTGCCCCCAGCATTTGATCCTGGGAAAGTAATACCAAGCGTATTCGATGGATTTCCAGGAACAGCTGGAGTTGGTGTATTAAAGTTCTGAGGACCGTTGGTAGCAGGGTTAAAGTTCTGAGGCCCATTGTTTGCAGGATTGAAGTTTTGTGGACCGTTGGTAGCAGGATTAAAGTTTTGTGGACCGTTAGTAGGTGCATTGTAGTTTGCTGGACCGTTTGCTACGTTAAAGTTTTGTGGACCGTTTGCTACGTTAAAGTTCTGTGGACCATTAGTCGGTGCATTGAAGTTTTGAGGACCATTGGTAGCTGGATTAAAGTTTGCAGGCCCGTTAGTCGCAGGGTTAAAGTTCTGAGGACCATTGGTTGGTGCATTAAAGTTTTGTGGACCGTTGGTAGCAGGATTGAAATTCTGAGGACCATTTGTAGGTGCATTAAAGTTTTGAGGACCTCCAGTCGGAGCATTGTAGTTTGCTGGACCGTTTGCTACGTTGAAGTTTTGAGGACCGTTAGTAGGTGCATTGTAGTTTGCTGGACCGTTTGCTACGTTGAAGTTTTGAGGACCGTTGGTAGCAGGGTTAAAGTTTTGAGGGCCATTAGTCGGTGCATTGAAATTCTGAGGACCGTTCGTTGCAGCGTTAAAGTTTGCAGGACCATTACTCGCCGCATTGAAGTTTGCTGGGCCGTTGCTAGCCGCATTGAAGTTTGCTGGACCATTTGAAGGAGCATTAAAGTTTGCAGGACCATTCGAAGGCGCGTTAAAGTTCTGAGGCCCAGGAGATGGAGCATTATAAAAAGCCGGTGTATATCCATATTTTGGACTGACAAATGCATTGGTAGCTTTATTGCCCGGAGTAGCATTATAATTGCCTGTGCCGGTACCTGGCACGACATTATAACCTACCACGTTACCTGGAACGACGTTATATCCTGCCACGTTACCTGGAACGACGTTATATCCTGACACGTTGCCTGGAACAACGTTAAACGTACCAGTGGAATTTCCTGGCACAATATTAAAAGTGCCAGTTCCAGGACCAGGAACTTTATTAAACGTACCTGTTCCTGTTCCAGCAACGATGTTAAACGTACCTGTTCCTGGGAAAATGATGTTGTAACCAGAGATATTACCTGGAACTTTGTTAAAGGTGCCAGTTCCTGGGAAAATGATGTTGTAGTTAGCAATATTTCCTGGTACGATATTGAAAGTACCAGTGGCATTACCAGCTACAATGTTAAATGTACCAGTCGCATTACCTGGAACGATATTGAAACTAACGCCAGTGCCAGGAACTTTGTTAAACGTACCGGTCGCATTTCCTGGAACGATGTTAAACGTACCAGTGGAATTTCCTGGCACAATGTTAAAGGTGCCAGTTCCAGGACCAGGAATGATGTTATACACACCGGTTCCGGGGAATATGATGTTGAATGTACCGGTCTGAGGAAAGATAATGTTGTAGTTGGCAATATTTCCGGGCACGATGTTGAAAGTACCAGTCGCATTACCAGGTACGATATTGAAAGTGCCAGTGGCATTACCAGGAATTACGTTAAACGTTCCAGTGGCATTACCTGCTACAATGTTAAAGTTGCCGGTTCCAGGACCAGGAACGAGTGCAGTTCCTGTGCCACCTCGGCCAGAAACAAGAACGCTGTTTCTACCATAAGGAATCGCGATGTTTCCTGGACTGTTAAACTTAGTCGTTCCAGTTCCAGCTCCACGCCACGTTTTCTCTAATGTAAACTTTGAACCACCACCAATACTCATTATGCGGCGCCCTTCACCGTCAGAGAAACAATCCAAGAAGTACCGCCGTCATAAGTCATAAGTGACCAGATGTCGATAGCATTCGCAGTTGTCGTTGCAGGAGGAGCAACTCCTCCAGGATACTTCGATCCTGTAGGCCATGTGATCGTACGACCTCCTGTTGCATCTTGCTTCGCGGCGATCGTTCCTGCCCACATTCTTGTAGCCGGTGGAACACCTGTTGGAGAGATGGTTGTATTTCCAGTAAGTGTAAGATCCCAGAAGTTAGAAGCAACACAGTTAAGAGTGTATGTTCCTGTGACAGCTGTATTCGAGACTTCAGATTCGGTGTAACCTGTCAGAGTTGGATTCGTGATGTTGTTGTTTGCCATCACAAGGTTTGCTGACAGTGTAGTTAGTCCGCCTGTAACACTGAATGCGCCGTTGTAAGTAAGCGCTCCAGTTCCAGCTCTACCAAGTTTAGTGGTGCTATCAGCATTACCAAATACGATATAACCGTTGTTAGCAGATTGATTGCCGCGAATAGAGACAGTATCGGCCTGATTAATGTCACCGAACCACGCGTCATCACCGATGCCAATATTTGTTCCAGAACCATTATTAGCAGTAGTTATTCTATCAAAACTACCAACGCTCGTAACGCTAATGTTTCCAGTAATCGTAGTGTTACCAGCGGCAAGTGTAGTGATACCGCTTACTGCTTGGGCGGCACTTGTAGACTGAATTGCAGTTGTTCCAATAAACAACGAAGGCAATCTTGCAAAAGGAAGTGTGCCTGTACTGATATTTGTAGCATCGGTATAATAAGCTGCAGCTTGTCCACCAAGATTCGTCGCATTGTTAGCAGTTTGACTGAATGCCGTAGAATTGATCGTAGAGAATACCGTGGCATTACCAGCTTTTAATAAGCTGACTTGCAAGTTTGCATACGAAAACGATGCGTCGGCGACGTTGATCGTATTATTATTTGCAACAGCCGTTTCATCTCCATATGTCGACATGAGGATGAATTCTTTTGTATCTGGACTACGAACAAGACCAGCATGATTTGTTGTATTACCTGATCCACTATAGTGACCAGTGAATCCAATCCAAAGCAAGTCGCTCGGGTTATTCACAGCTAATTTAATCAGAGGATCGGCAACAGAAAGAGTTTGTACGTTAGTTGAAATCAGGTTACCAGTAATTGTAAGGCTTCCACCGACTGACACTGAACCAGTAAACGAGCCATTCGCAAAAGTTGGAGAATCTGTTGTTCTCAGATTTTGATCCATACGATATGGAAGACGTGCTTCGGCAAGAGTGCCGTTGTTTGCATTCGAAGCATTCGCTGCAAATGCGATAGCATTCGTATAAGCGGCGGCAGCGTTGGCTACCATTGCAGTATTCGCAGTTCCAATCTTCGTATCAGTATATGTGACACCGTTACTATATGCAGAACCTGCGGCAGTGAGTGCTGTTTGAGCGTTTGTATTGGCAGTGATAGCCGCATCATATGCAGTCTTCACGTTATTTGCTACTGGAATCAATGTAATCGAAGTATTATTGATCGCATCAACTGTTGGAAGTCTAGCAAGTGCTACAGTACCAGAAGTGAGATTGGTCGCATTGGCAGCAATGGCAATTGCATTGGTATATGCAGCTCCCGCATTCGCGACCATTGCCGTATTTGCTGTTCCGATCTTCGTATCTGTGTAAGTTACCGCGTTTGAATATGCTGAAGTTGCTGCGGTCTGAGCGCTAGTTGCACGAGTATTAGCATCAATCGCTGCATCATAAGCTGTCTTGACAGAGTTGGCAGAAGCTGCAGCAGTCGGCGAAGTATTCGATACTGAATCGACAAGAAGTGTTGCGCCTGCTACAGTAGCATTTGCTGATGGAAGGCGCGCGGCGTTAACTGTACCAGAAGTCAGATTGGTTGCATTCGCAGCAATTGCGATAGCATTCGTATATGCTGTGGCAGCATTTGCAAGAGCAGAAGCGGCATTTGTATTTGCAGTAATAGCAGCGTCATAAGCAGTCTTCACATTATTAGCCACTGGAATCAGTGTAATCGAAGTGTTATTGACTGCGTCGACTGTTGGAATACGAGCAATGTTTACTGTACCAGAAGTCAGATTCGTGGCATTCGCTGCGATAGCAATAGCGTTAGAGTATGCGTTTGCTGCCTTATTATCAGTATACGTTACACCGTTACTATAAGCCGTTGCTGCTGCAGTTCCTCCAGCCGTATTGGCGGCGATCGCAGCATCATAAGCAGTTTTTACCGAGTTGGCAGAAGCTGCTGCGGTAATAGAAGTGTTTGTTACTGAGTTAACAAGAATGACTGCGCCCGCTGTCGTATCATTCGCTGATGGAAGACGTGCAGAATTCACAGTACCTGAAGTAATATTCGTGGCATTCGATGCATACGTTTCTGCATATGTTCGAAGATCAGAAGCAGAGTTGCCACCAACTGTAGCAGCATTTACAGAAGTAAGTGATGCGCCGTTACCAGAAAAAGCGGTAGAGTTGATGAAGCTGGATACTGTAGTATTTCCGATTGCGATCACCGAGGTATTGACTGTGACACCTCGAACATAGATCGAATTGTTAGTCGTGTTTAAACCTACAACCGCAAACATGCCTGTTCGTGACATCTGTCCGTAATCTGCATAGGTTACATTAGCGACAACATATGTCTTCGATGTAATCAACTCATCATGAGATATCTCGGCGTAATAGGTGTTCCCGGTTTCAGTCAAACTATCAGTGATTGCGAGCTGTGTTCCGGTCAAAGTGGCAACATCATTCGCTTGTGAAACTGTTAAGTTACTTGTTGAAATGTTAACAGTGTTTGTAACATTCAGCGCAACAGATACGTTCACTGTCGCAGGAAGACGATTCAGAGAAAGCGTTCCAGTTGTGAGATTGTCGGCATTCGCAGCGAAGGCAACAGCATTATTATATGCATTTGTCGATGAGCCTGTCGCGACTGCTACGGCATTACCGTAAGCATCTGAGGCTTTACCGTCTGCATAGTTCACGCCGTTAGCGTATGCATTGTTTGCAGATTGACTGATGCTAGTCGAGTTAATGGCAGTGCCATTAATTACGAGCTGACCATTCGAAATTACTACGTTTCCTGTAGTAACCGTTACACCATTTGCGGCAGTTAAGCCGTTCTTAACGCGAAAATTATTTGGAGTTGCCATCTGGTTCCCTATCCCTCAGATTTTATCTTTATTTATACTTCTATCGCAAGACGGCGAGTTTTTACTGTACTCGCTGAATTGGAAGGAGCGACGAGCAACTCTACATAACCAGTATTAATATTTGCACTTACGTTGCCGAGTGATGTGTTTGAATAAACTGTGCCGTATTCAGTAATATAAACTTCTGTACCATCATGAATAAGCAAAACTTCTGTCACGTGATAGTCAGTACCCGAAGTGATTTGTACATAATATTTAGCAGATCGATAATTAGCGGCACTAAAAGAATCGACTGTAGTATTTGATGTGGTGTTTGTTGTTCGAGTGTTTGAATCTGCGACAATAACAGAAAGCTGAGGAGTCACAGAAACAATTTCTACGACGTCAGCAGCAAATACGTTTGAAGTGAATGTAATGGCACCAGAGTTTGTTGCCAAGTAATCTGTTGTAAGGACTTGCTTCGAACCGTTCAGGTATACGCTTTCGAGTCCAGCAGTATAAGAAAGAACATCTGTATTATCATCTGCTCCAGTAATGACGGTGGTATTCGAAGCGATAGTGTAGGTGTAAGTTGCAATACTTGCATATGTATTGCCTCCACCGCCTCCTACTCCCCAGTAAACACTCGATCCATTTGACGTGAGAACTTGTCCCGCGGTGCCTGAAGAACCGTTGGCGACAATCGTAGTAACAGCGAGAGAGGAGAGATTTGAACCGACTTCGAAGATGGCATTCGCAGCATCTGAAGAGAAGACTTTACGATCAGTTAGATTAACCGCAAATTCGCCGTTATCAATAAAACCGGAATTTGCTACGTCAGTAGTATTAGCTGTACGACCAGAAATTGTCGTACGCTTAAATTGAAATTTGTTTGCCATTCTCAACCTCTATATAGAGCAACGAAGTGGTTATGTAACCCCTAATATTCTATTTATACAGAAGTATCTTCAGCTTTTTTATTTTTATTTCCAAGCTTTTCAAGATCAACAATTTTTGCTTGAAGACTGGCCATGGTTTTATCGGCCATGACCAGTCTTGTTTCTAGCATTACGTTCTTACTTGTAAGATCATGTACACTCGCGAGTAATCGATTGATATACTCATTTACAAATTCAGCTTCCATAAATTAGAACGTGCCTCCGTCAAGTGTTCCGTATACTACCGATGTTCCGTTTGATTGCAGAACCTTACCATTTGTATTAGCTACAAGAATAGTAGCTGCTCCAGCGCCGTTACCTACAAGGATTGCACCAGCTGTGATAGTTGATAGACCAAGACCACCAGAAGCAACACCAAGAGGAGTCGAAAGACTCAATGTATTCGCAGTGATACCAACCGCGAGTGTCGAGTTCGCAGTAAGAGTAACGTTAGTCGCATTTGCAACAAGACCGCCGGCATTAAGATATGCTTGTAATGTAGCAGTAGTATAACCGGCTGCTGCAGTGTCTACAGTTGTTGTAGGTTCTGTTTGAGAACCAGCAAAGAGCTTATAAACGCCATCTGTAGCATCACGGAAAAGACCGGTGAATTTAGCTCCACTCGAACCGTATTGACCATAAAGACCAATATCAAGAACGTCGGTTGTTGCGTTTCCGTTTGCAAGCTCGATCAGCGAATCTTGGACTGTCAGGTTGGTAGTATCGATTGTCGAAAGCGTACCGAGAACAGTCAGATTTCCTGAAAGAGAAAGATCTGTAATCGAGAGTGCACTGTTAACATGTAAACCAGCAGAGTTGACTGTGAGTGTCGATCCAGTTGTAAGGCCAACCGCATCTGCAGTGACATTAATACCGTTAGCAGCACCAACATGAACACCTGTCGAGTTAGATACAAGACCAGCACCACCTACTACATTGATACCAGCCGCATCAACAGAAATACCATTCGCAGCTTTTGCAAAGACACCAGATGTATTCGATACAATACCATTGTTTGCTACAACAGCGATTGTTGCCGCGCCACCTTCAGAAGAAGATGATCCAGAAATACCGTCGCCAGCTGTAATAGTCGCAACATAGTTGCCCGATGTACCCGAACCAAGAGCAACGTCGCCTGTCAGTTGCGATGTAGCAATCGAAAGGTTGGCTGTATTAACATGCAGACCAGTAGCGTTGCTTACAAGAGTAGCACCGGCTTGAACGAATACGCCAGTCGCATTGGATACAAGACCGCCATTTGTACCAGCAAGAACATTTACGCCATCTGCAGTAACCGAGATACCGTTAGCGCCGTCAACCGCAATCGCGTCTGCAGTAACTGTAATACCGTTACCTGCACCAATGTCAAGAGTGACAGCACCTGATGTACCACCGCCTGTAAGACCAGAACCAGCAGTAACTGCTGTGATATCAGCATCAGTTGGTGTTACCCAGTATACCGATGTTCCGTTCGATGCAAGAACTTGTCCTGCAGTACCAGTCGTACCATTCGCTGTAAGCGAGCTATTTGCAACAATGCCGCCGTTGAATGTGACTACGTTGGCAAAACTGTGTGTGTTTGTCCAAGCGTAGGTCGCAGCAGCATTGGTAGATACTGCACCGGCCGCTTGCCAGAAAACATTACCGCCAGCATCGGTTGCCAGCATATAGCCAGCACCAGGCGATGATGTACCGTTTGCAGTAATCGACTGAACGGTAAGGTTTGCAGTTTTCACCGCATCGAGGTAACCAGTACCATTCGCAACGAGTGCTTGGTTGGCAGTCAATATGCCGGGATTAAACTTACCTGCAATGGTGATTGACGCACCATTCGAACCAATAAAGAGGTGATCTCCATTGGCTGTAAATGCTAATTCACCGTTAGCTAATACTGGTGCATCAGCTGTCGTTAACGACCTTTTAATTTGAATTAAGTTACCGGTATCTACGGCCATGTTTTTATTCCTTTTAGGTTAAAATGATCCGCCGTCGAGATCTACTGCTAGATCTGCGAATGACAGTTGTCTCACCTCATATTTATCATTTTGAGAATTGTAGATTAATGTAGCGCCATTGGCGGCTTCAACGACGCTGACGTCGAGTATGTTTTCAATACTTCTTATTTCCTGAATTTGATTCTTCAGAGTAATAGGTCCAGTAGATGATAATCTGCCGTTGTTATTTGTAATTGTAGCGACTAAACGAGATGCACCTGCCATTATCTTGTAACTCCTGGTGTAACTGTGACGATACCTTCAACAAGACGAGAAACTGTTCCGCTGCCATCAGTCAACTCACAGTCATATACGTATCTTCCGGCTGTAAGGCCATTTGTGGTATTTGCCGACATCGAAAGAGCAACGACACCAGTCACAGCAGTAATAGAAACTGTAAATGCGGTTTGAGCAGAAGAAGTATAGTGCTTACGCATCTGTGCTGCACCTGTAAATCCTGTCAGATTTACGATGTTACCATTTTCATCAGTCACATCAATAGACGTAGCAAATGAAGTGCCTTGATCTATTACTATATTTGCTTTCAGCGCCATTTATTCTTCTACCGTGTTATGAAAAACTATCTGATGTTAAATCTATAAACCAATATTTAGTTGTTGCGCCATTAGATGCCGACACATTAAATTGTTGATTATTATAACCGCCTGTATATGCTGCAAAAAATGTAATTGATGAACCGCTGCCTCCGCTTCCGAAGCTAGCATATCCATTAAATCCGTCTCCTCCGGTATAAGTCCAAACTACACTTGAAGAAGCACTAATAGTAACTGTCGCTTGAGTGCTATACTGATTATCAGAAAGATAGGTCGGTGATCCGCTTGTTCCGCCGTCAGGAGAAAAAGTGACCAACGGTATATCTTGATAAGGACGAATTCCTACATATTGCCACGAAGATCCATTCCACATTTTAACAGCGCCAAAATCTTGGCTCCCGACCCATGATGAGCCGTTCCAATATTTAACTGCTTGGGCGGTCGAAAAAGCTAGAGGCACTTATTATGCTCCCGGCGCAGTTGGCCAAATGACATCTGCGGCATTTGTATAAGTCTGAGTAAGATCTCTTAATGCTTGACGATACGTAGCCCAAGCGGTTTTATCTCCAGGCCAATCTGCCATTTGAGTATAGTCAGATGAAGTCAAAAGATTATTTCTTCTCGACCTAATTTGTTCCCAAGTAATTACCACAACACGATCTTGCAAAACAAGATTGCCTTCAGACAAAACCAATTCTTTATTTTGCATATTCATACCATGGAGAAACTGCTGGTGTTGCTCTGCGGTAATTTCAATAATATCTTGAGGCAATGACGGATACCCAAAATCAGTATCGTAAAAACCTTTTGTTGTTGGGCTGTAGTAAATTGTCATTTTATTAATATCCCATTGCTAACCAGTAACCAGTGTGAGAAGTTTCATCTCCGTTAAACCAACTGAAACCAGTTGTTGATACACTATAAATGGTTGCGCCTTTAGAAGCCTGTCCAAATACACCCAGATCTCCTACTCCATTCATCACTGCTCGACCGACTGTAGTAAATGATGTTGGGAACGTTCCAGATCCTGTAGTATTCGGAGTAACAGTTACTGTTCCCCACTGAATAATTGCTCCGTTTGGCAACTTAGTCCAGCCATTTGATGACAGACTTTGTGTATATCCCGTAGTTCCTGCCGTATCGATCCAGATATCACCAGCAGCAGAAGCAGTAGGTGTAGAACCTGTTACGAAAACTTGACCACCACTTGTAAATCCAGCTGTAACGTGTCTGAGAATAGGAGCTACGGCACCAGATGCACTTCCTTGTGCACCTTGTGGTCCTTGAGCACCCGTTGAACCTGCCGCGCCTTGAGCACCAGTTGCACCTTGTGCTCCGTTTATTCCAGTTGGTCCTTGCGAACCAGTTGCACCTTGAGCGCCTTGTAATCCTTGAGCACCTTGAGGACCAGCAACTGAAGATGCTGCACCTTGTGCACCTGTAAGACCTTGCGGACCAGTTGGTCCTTGTGGTCCTTGAGCTCCAGTAGCGCCTTGAGGACCGGCAACGGTTGAAGCAGCACCTTGTGCACCAGTTGTTCCTTGTGGTCCTTGTGGTCCTTGAATACCTTGTGCACCTTGTGGTCCCGTCGGTCCTTGAACCGAAGGTCCTTGTGGTCCTTGAGAACCAGTTGTTCCCTGTGGACCCTGGGAACCAGTTATTCCTTGCGCGCCTTGTGGACCAGGAACTGTCGAAGCTGCGCCTTGAGCACCAGTTGGTCCTTGCGAACCAGTTGCACCTTGAGAGCCTTGAGCACCAGTTGCGCCTTGCGCACCTTGAGGTCCAGCAAGTTGCGTCCACACCAAGTTAGCTGTCGCTCCACTTGATGCAAGAACGAAACCTGTTGTTCCAGCAGATTGTGTAGGTAGAAGGTTATTGATCGATCCGCCTGTACCGCCTCGAGATGTAGGAAGTGTACCGACAGTAATAGCAGATGCATCAACAAATACGCCTGCTGCGTTCACAGTTAAACCAGCATTCGCTACGAAACTAATCGTCGGATTTCCAGAAACCCCGTCGCCGTTTGTTACGCTAATGCCGTTCGTAGAAGCAATCGATACCGTATTACCTGTTCCTGTACCAGTTCTGACTACGATACCATTCGCCGAGATATTATATACGGTGTTAGCATTGCTTGCTGTACCAGTATAAAGTGACGAGTTAACGCCTGCTCCACTTGGAAAGTTAACAGTATTCGTAACGGTGATATTGTTTGCAAAGACATCGAATCTTGCCGTGGTAGTACCGAGTGCGCCGCCGTTTGCATCTGGTCGTAGTGTTCCATAAGATGTCGTATTAAATACGAAAGCATTGAAACGGTTTGAAGTATTACCGAGTGGCTGCTGATCTGCAATCAGAAGAACCCCGCCTTGACCGATGGTAACGTTGGCGTATACAAGAGAACCATTTACTACAAGGTTACCAGATACAACAAACAAGTCGTTTTTAAAGTGCGCGTTGGCTTCTACGTCGACACGATCATAGAAGATCGCGTTGCCAGAAGCAACTAGACCGTTATCAACCTTAAATCTATTATTTGCGCCTGACATATATTACCTTACTTAATGAATTGAGCAACAACTTTTGCAGCAGTGCTAGATCTTGTTTGATTGACATATACTCTTACGTTTGCAGTAGCCACGTTAGCAGAGAAAGTACCAAGTAAGCTGACTCCGGAATTAGCTGCAACCGGCGAAGAAACTGTGCCGTATGTTGTAAGCTGCGCAGTCGAATTATCATGAGCAAGTAGTACTTCAGAGATCTGTGTATTACCGGCATTTTTCAATTGAATTAAAAGTTTAGCTGTGCTATAGTCTGCCTTTGGATATTCGAAGACAAGAAGATCTGAACCAGTCGTAGCTCCAAGATTTCCGTTTGCAAAGATATCAACTACGTGCTCAGTCTTGAAAGTCACGATATTTGCATGTGTAGCAGGACCAGTCACTGCGAGCGTATTCGCTAGAGTAGTTGCTCCTGTTACTCCAAGAGTACTCGAAAGCGTTGTAGCTCCAGTTACAGTGAGTGTATTCGAAAGATTTGTATTTCCTGTAACCGTCAGCGTATTTGCAAGAGCAACGTTCGAACTGACTGTCGCAGCACCTACAACAACAAGATGGCTTGTCGGCGTAATGGTAAGATTCGCAGATGCAGTGATCGATCCATTACCAACTACTGTGTTAAACGTCGCGTTTCCGACAAGAACCGTAGTAGCATTTGCAAAGACATTCGCGCCGACTGCGACAACTGTTTGGTTGGCAGCGACAATACCAGCAAAGAATCCTGTCGGCGTAACGTTAGATGTCGACGTCGAATTGACAATGCTAACAATTCGAGTATTCGCTAAAACGGTATTACTACCTTCTGCGGTGAAGAATCGAAGCGATGTTAACTCAGAAGCGTTAAGCGTATTACCTACAAATACTCCGCTACTATTCGCTACAACGTTACCAATCGCACTTGTTCCAGTGATTTGAACTGTACCACCATTTGTGGCATTTGCCGTCACATTGGCGCCGAGCGAAATCTGAATAGTATTGGCAGTAAAGATGCCAGTTTTGAATGCATTCGGTTCAATGTTTGCAGTGGCACTCGAGTTAGCGATGCTAATGATTCGAGTATTTGCAAGAGTGGTATTCGAACCTTCAGACGCAAGGAAACGAACTGATGTGACTTGCGAAGAATTTAAAGTATTACCTACGTGTAGACCGCTGCTATTTGCGACAGTATTACCGACCGTGCCAGTTCCTGTTACTTGGATCGTACCACCGTTGGTAGCATTCGCAGTCACATTAGCACCAAGTGAAACTTGAATGGTGTTGGCTGTAAAGATGCCTGTCTTGAAACTGATAGGATCAATATTTGCAGATGATGTTGTATTGGCAATGCTGATGATCTGATTGTTTGCGAGCACGGTATTGCTACCTTCTGCTGCAAAGAATCGAACGCTCGTCATCTGGCTATTCGTAACAGTGTTGCCTACATATAGACCGCTGCTATTTGATACACTATTACCGACTGCACCTGATCCTGTGACTTGGATCGTACCACCATTTGTGGCATTGGCAGTAACGTTGGCACCTAATGTAATCTGAATCGTGTTCGCTACAAACAATCCAGTGCTAAAGCTGATTGGATTCATCGTAGCAGTATTAGTGCTATTCGCGGCAACAACTGCGAATGCAGTTGCTGTTGTATTCGTGGTCGAGTTCGACTGAATCGTCAGCTTCGTCGTGTTAGCGACAAGATTTGCACCAGTCAAACCAGCATGTAGACCGTACTGCCACATGAATGTGTTCGAAGAACCGTTGGCAACTTCGAGACGAATCTCGGTCGAGTTAACATTGCTCAGAACAGTGTTCGTGCTGATCATCAGATTGGCAAACGAACCGTTAACGTTTCCGCCCTTCATCCAGTTTGTTACGACGAGATTGTTAGCGCCAAATGTTCCGTATAGCTGAGCTGTTCTTGGAAACGCGGTGTTACCCGTGTTTGCATACGTACTGTTTGCAGTAATGATTTCTGTCGAGAGCGCGTTGAGAAGTTCATTGGTCTCGAGGAGCCAAATCTCAAACGAGTCGGTAATTACATCAACATTAGCTACTGGTCTTGACATTAATTTCTTCCATTCACTACTTGTAAGAGTAGAGTTTTAATTTCTTTGAGATCGTCTTCGACTGCACTTATTCTATTTGACAGATCTTTGCTATTCTTCGCTTTCGATCTCTCTGCTACAAACTTTGCATAAGATGCATCGTCTGTATTTATGAAAGCTCCAGTAGAAGTATCTTTCATGAATCCATCAGTTTCAGTCTTGACTAACATTATGCGGAAACTCCGATAACCTGAATAGCCTCTACCTTTGGAACAATATGAGATTGCTCTGCAAGAAGAACGATCTTGATTTGCATCGATGTATAGCGATCAAACTCAACGTATTCTGAGTTGACATATCTTACAGTGTTATCATTTTCAACGTTATTCCATGCGACATTTCTGTACTTTAGTTTATCGATAACAATATCTGATCTTGTAACTCCGGCCGACACGAGACTTGAAGTTGTAATGTTTCGATATGTGCTGATCGCAGTAGTATTTGCTGCCGAGACTACGAACACTTCATGATTACCAAAGTCTTGATCTTTGATTCGAATCAAGTCGCCAGCAGTAACTGTCGCAGAATGATTGTTCGTTGTAGTAATGGTATTCGAACCGTAAGTAATTGCTCCAGTTCCTGGAAGAGCGACTTGAAGTTCAGGAGCAGTATCAAATCCATATGTAAATTCGTACATATCATTTGGATCTGTCGAGCTAAAGCGATCGATATTATCTTTCAGTACAAGCGGAGTCCATGCTTTACTTTGGAATGATTCTCTGTCTGCCGCGTTATGCACTTTGGCATAGACTTTGATTTCTGTTCCGGCTGGGCGATATCCTGTCAGATATACTACGATATCTTCTGCATACTTGTCTTGAGCAAATCTAATAACTTTTGAAAGATACTTTGATTTAGCAAGGCCGTTTGCACCAGTTTCTGTATCATAACTAGCAATGCTACTAAGTCCTACTGTTCTTGTTTCTGTGTAAACGTTGTTGATGTCGTTTTGATAGAAGTAGAAGTCAAGTTCGCGAGTCGTTGCATAAGGAACACTGAAGCGGTCGATTTCGGCACTGCTTACAGCAATATTCAGATTCGCGACAACTGATTTTCTTCTGTCTCCAAAAAGATTCGAGCTCTTTGAGGTATCAACTTCGACTGAGCGAGATAAGATATATCCTGTCGCCGACGTATCATTCATTTGAAGAAGATTGATGTTTGTTGATGTAGAAGACAACTGATTCGCAGAGTTAGCAATCTTATAGTTAAGAGTAAATGTAGATCCAGAAGGATTGCCGATTAAGAATGAAGGCTTAAAGTTATCAACAGGATAGCTATCGATAGAAGCGATATTTGCAGTTGCTCCTGATCTTTCTCCTATAATTCTACCGCCACTCACCGCAAATTTGTTTGTAGCATTTGCTGAAGAGTCTGCCAAAATCAACTTATACTTTGGATAATCTATGTTATAAGCTAAACCTACGGGTGGAACTTTATAACCGATTCCAGAAGCAGAGAAAGCTGGCAAGCTTTCAATTGTCATATGCGTGGCATTCGTGATAGCATTGACAGATAGAATCTGTTTCGCTCCGCCGCTTTGAACTAAAATTTTAGCTCCGCCAAAAAGATTAGTAAATGTGGTTGCAATACCAACTACGTTTAAACTGTTCGTAGAAACTGTGACAGTGCCACTGGCATTCGCGATGTCTTGGTAGATGTATTCTCCACCGATAAAAGCACCAGTGTTAGTATTGTCGATCGTAAAGAATTCATAATCTTTATTTACAAGACTGATTGTAATGTTATTGGCAGTGTATCTGGCCACCTTGACTTTAAACTTGAGATCTCTGTCGCTCAGTGAACGATGAGCAGAAGTGTTCGTAGGGACATATAGCTTGCCGCCGTGTGTTCCTCTTGAACCTACAGACAACGTATTAGTAATCTGGCCGTCAGTTACAAGTCTGTCGCCGAGTACGTTTTGCCATACATCAAATCCTGGATCATTAAATTTAAGAACTAATCCGTAATGTTTTCCAGTGGCCAAACGAACAGGATCTTTAAATCCGATTACTGTTGCCGCAGAAGCATCTTGAGAAGTATTAATCAAATCATACTGAATAAGAGTCATGGAGTTGCGAAGCTGACGAGTCTCAAAAGGAGAATCGTTTTCTACTTCGCAAATCCAAGCGTTTACTGTAGGAGCCACTGCACCTGAAACGGTGGCTCCACGCACAGGCTTAGCTTTAAAGAATACGTCGATGGATGTGAGCATGACTTCAGGAGCGTTAGCCACTGTTTGCGGATTCACGTAAAAGGTTTGAATATAGTTAAAGCCAGACATGCATTTCCTCTTTTATTTTTATTATTTATCTACCACTCTGTTGATCTTATGGTATATTGAAATTTATCTGCGATTCAAAGTTTCGAAGATCGAGTCTAAGCACGTTGTAAGTACCACTTGGATCAATGAATGTATCAACTGCTGATTCAGTTGCATTACCTCCGCCACCACTCTGAGTGTTCGTTCTGGCATCAGCTTGTGCAACAGAAGTAGAAGTGGTTGAAGCAGTAACATTCAGATTATTAGTGTTTGTAGCAGGAAGATTAGAGTAGTAGGCAAGAGTAATTGCGCCTGCTGCTCTCGAAGTTCCATCAGTGTTTTCAATTACAAATCGTTTTTGTCCAGCAATATTAGAGATGATGCGGTTTTGTGCCGTAACATCAGTTGCCGCTTCATCGAGACCAGCATCATAATAAAAATCGAATGTCATAATGCCGTTTTCGTCGCTTCGAAGACCAGTAGTATTCGTCGTTGACGTTCTTACTTGTGAACACTTCGAAGTTCTGTTTTCTCCATCAAACGTAAACGTATGATTTGTATTCGGCTTCAAGCCAGATACAGAAATTACAAACTTCTGAGAATCAGCGATGTATTGTTGATCAAATCCTCTGTCGAAGTCGAAATAATTAAACATCGAATTGGTAATTGTGAATGAACTCGGGTTTATGTTATGTACAGCGCCCGTATATTCAAACGTATTTGGATTCGCTACCGTAATTGTCGAAGTTGTTACAGAATCTGTAGGATATTGTAGAAGATAACCATAAGTTCCTGTTCTACCTTGTCCACCAAATAGACCACCGCGTTTCTTACCCTTGTATATTCTCACTTTTGCATATTGGCCTGCAGCAGGATCATGCGTCCATGTGATCTTAAATTGATCTTCAAGGAAAGTACCAGAATCGATACCGGTTGGATATGACTTACGCTCTATGCTTCCAACATGCTCGACTCCGCGACCATCATTCAGTTGATTTATTTGATAGAGTCTGGCAATATCAGCGCTAGTAATAGAAGCTGCTGATGCAGAAGTTTGTGTGGCTGTCCATGGACCATTTTCTGAAGCTCCTTGATAGACAGTTGCCGAAATGGCATTGTCGCGAGAAACTACATAAAGTTCTGCTGGTCCAGAAAGACTGCTGAATCGATAAACGAATTCTTCGAACACTGTACCAGAATCCGAAACGCTCGTGCTTCTTTCTCTTGCTACTGTTGATTCTATTCTTTGAGTAACAGTAGTAACAACCACATTTCCAGTTGTATTTGCAGCAGTATTTGCAGCAGTATTTGCAACTGGAAGAGGGCCTGCAGTCGCGACGCTCTGTTCTCCAATCACAAACTCGTTATATGGAAGTGTCAGAATGCCATCTTCTTGTCCTGTGCCATCTGGCTTAAACTGAAGATTTAACTCTCTCAGATATGGACCAAGCTGGTCGTTTTTAATAGTAGCATAAAATTCTGGGCTTCCGATGTCTGCATAAACATAGTCGGTGAAAGGATCTACGAAGAATCCAAACTTAAATCTATCAAGAGCCGCATCTAAACCACTCGGAATAAATCTTGATTTTGCCAAAGCTTCAGCAAGAGTAAACGATACGTAATATTCCAGATCTTTAATTCTTCTATCAAGGCTACCGATATCAGCCATCGTATAACGACGTTGCTGAATGCGAGTTCTTTGAGAAGCGCTGATTGAAGGCTTAATAGTATAGGTGCTCTTTCTTTTTCCAGAAATGGCGCTCGTCACCTTTGTATCTGTGATAGCAATCATCTCAGCAGAAAGCACTTCTGGAAGAGAAGGATATGGCGGAATGTTGTATATTTGTAGAGTAAGCGAGCTATCTTGTGCCGGTGGAAGAACAGGAGAAATGCCTGGTTCGCCGTTTTTGATTTCAAAACCACCTATCGAATTGATAATAACTCGATCAACTCTTCCAAGATAAGAACTTACATTTGCAGACAATGTAGAGTTAGGCACAGGGAAAAATGCGCTAGCCGAAGAGAAGTAGTTTGTATTCGAAGGAAGCGTAGGATTGATAATCGACGCAGCGTTTGCACCAGCCGCAACTGAAGAAATATCAGTCACATAGTTAATTGTATTTGCAGCCGATGGACGAAGATCTACACAATCTCTTACGTCATAATAAATTCCAGTTTTTCCTTGAAATTCTGGAAGTTCCATCGTGTTAATGCTTGTATCGCTGACAAGCGAAGCAAGATTTGCACTGTCGTTAATGGTATAGGAAGAGATCGTCTTGACACCTGATGCAGATTGAAACGCATCAAACTTTACAAGAAGAATATCATTCGCAGCAAGCGAATCGTATCTTGGCTTTCTGACAAGCTTCGAAATATCAAGGAAATCTTCATTTTGTCCGCTGTCAATATAAAACTGATTCGTAACGTCTGTAACACCGAATGTATTCTCGGTGAAGTACATCGTATTGCCAGTAAACTTATGCGCAGAAGTACTGTTTGAAGTCAGTGTAAGATTTGCTCCACCGCGAGTAGCAGAGAGTGCGAATCCAGATGTATTTGCATATACGGCAAAGTATGTGGTAGCATTTGCAAGGCCGCCGAGTACTCCGACACCTGCAGCATTCGAATATAGAAGAGAATCACCATTCGCGAATGGGTTATTCGTGATAGTAATAAACGCGTTAGCGGTTCCTGATCCTGTAATATCTGTGGCTACGTTAAACGTAATATCTTGAGCAGTCGCGTCTTTCTTGTATACTCCACGAAGGCGATATACGTCAGATACACCGAGCGGCCATGGTCCTTGAATACCTGCGCTGTTGTTATTTGCAATACGAATTCTTGCATAGTTGCCACGATTTGACGTCTTCGCCGCTGAGCTTACATTGTTTCTTTGCGCATTATAGACAACCGAAACAGGCATCGAAGCGGCGGCATTTGAAGTAGCATTCGCGACATTATTACCGAAGTAGATCGTCATGACTTGACTGTTCGAACTATCAACGTTCGCCCACTTCGTAGCTTTGTTTGTCAGTGAGATCGGAATATTTTGTGGATAATAAAGAGTAATGCTACCACCAGAATATGTTTTTCCTGGAGCAGTGGCGAGAGTCATCAAGGTGCTGTTTGCAATTGATGCGATTTGGGCCACAGCCGTATTTCCAGCCGTAGAATTTGCAAGAAGAACATAATCTCCAGGAGAAAATTGTGTAGTAAATAATGAACCAGTTCCTACAACATTAGCAGTCGTATTATTAGCAGTACTAATAGTGCCTGTTGCGGTTATCTGAGACTTGAAGTTACCATTAGGAATTACAATCAAATCGCGTTTCTCAGAAGTATTCAGCTCTTCTGTATACGGGAAATATTCATTTGATGAAAGATTTAAAACAACATAACCGTCAGAATTAGAAGTTTCAGTTGTGTTAATGGTTCTGTATTGATATGTGATGTTAGAAACATTCGACGTAGCATTCTTTAACTTGAAAAGAAGCGATGAGTCTGAAGTATCTCGAAGTACTGCTCCAAGAGTAGCATCAATTACTACGTCAGCAATTGCTTTATTGCCACTGCTATAGTAGATGCTTCTTACGTCCTTAGTATTTGAACCGCCGTTCATCTTAATGTCAAAGAGATACATTCTGTATACGGCATTCGCATTACCGACATCTCCGCTCTGATAAGCAAAAGTACGAAGTCTTGCAGTACCAATCTTCGTTCCTACCGGGGAAATTGTAGTCGATCCAGTACTAATATAATTTGCAGGAGATCCATAAAGATCTACTTGACCACCAATGTCAAAGTTGAACGAACCGGCAAGTTCGTCGACTTCGAAGTAGTTACCGTAACCGAGACGAGTTTGCGAAGCAGGATCATTTAGCTTCGTCGTACCCTTATTCATGTTTTGCTTATAGTTGTCGATAGTTTCAATACGAATACCATTGATATAAGCTTTACCCGGATCAATGTTCATCTTCACAAGACTTGCAGTATCTGAGAACGTTCCAGAATCTTTCGTCAGTGTAAGGAACTGATCGATGACATAGTTGCCAGATTCTTCGTAAGTTCTTGCTGCGAGTTGACGGCCAATGACATTATAGACAGTGTCTTGA